TTATCCTACAGGTGGAGACCCTAGTATTATAGACCCTACTACGGGTAAGCCTTATGATGATTCAAGTCGTATGCGTCAGCAAGCTGAGATAACTCGTCAAGCTGATGCTATGGAAGCGTTTCAGAATGATGAAAACAAAGTTAAGCTACCTAAGTTACTTGAAGAAAAAATAACTCCATTATTTAATAAACCAGAAATAAAGTTTTCTGCACAAGACCTTGAAAAACAATACAAAGACTATAATCCTGAATTTGGTAAGGCTAATGAGCTTGATGACTATGGGATGAAGCGTTATGTTGCTGATCGTTCTTCCTTTTTAACAGAGCCAAAATTAAATACATACAATACAAGTTTAATTGACACAATAATTGATGCAGGATTTTTGTTAAGAAATGAAACACAAGGTGTGACTAATGAAAAATCTCTTTTAAGTAATTTTGATAAGATTAAAGATAGACCTGCTGTTATTGGCTTTTTAAAGGAAGCTCTTGGCCCCGGACCTTACGGAGAGGGTTTTGATATAAACAAAGCATCGTGGTGTGCTGCGTTTGTAAATCATATCTTAGGAATAGCAGGATTTGATCAACTTAAATATGGAGAAAATAAGTCAGAAGAAAGTTATAATAAAATAAGGGCTAATGCGTATTTAAAGTACGGTACACCTGTAGACAGTCTTGAAGATGCTAAAGAAGGTGATATTATAATATGGGATTTAAAACCTAATAATAGTGATGATGGTACTCATGTAACTTTTTATGCAGGAGATAGATATGGAAAGCAAGGGGTAGGAGATTCTGTAGATATTGTTGGAGGCAATCATGGAGCGCGTCAATCTGTATCTTTAAAAGGTTCGGGTAGTGAGGATGTATATGTAAAAAAGAATATACGAGGTATTGTTAGGGTAACTAAAAATAATATTACACAAGATTTTGTTAATGAATTAGCAGATATAGACCCTATTTTTAAACCTTTTACTGAACTAAATAAAAAAGGAAATCCTGTACCTTTAGTAAGTCTTAGGCCACAACTTAGGCCCAAAAAATTTAACGAAGGCGGTTCTGTAACTAGCCCATACAAAAGAAGTCACCCTAGCGCAATGCCAGCAGATGACTACTATGACATGCAAGCTAGGCAAGACGAGGATAAGCAGACTAAGGAAGCTTTTGTTGAACCTACTGTGCCTTTCTTTGAGCGTCCTATGGATTCAGATGAGTCTGACCGTATAGTAGGACAAGACGATGCAGGTAATCTTGTACGTCAAACTGCTCTAGGTAATACATATACAGTATCTCCCAACCCTGATCAACGCACTACTCGCACAAAGGTTACAGACGCAGCAGATGCTTTCCTAGAGAACCCTAGACTACCTACAAAAGATGAGGTTGTAGGGGCAGGTAAAGCGGCTCTTGAGGGTGCAGTAGATGTAGTAAGCACTCCTAAGAGGCTGTTGACAGGAGAGCAAAGCCCTACTGAAACTCAGATGGGCGATGTGTTTGATGTCTCTGTAGGTACAGGTATAATAGGTGCTACACAAAAGCTACCTGAGAATGCCTTGGGTATGTTTATGGGTAGGTACGCTAAAAATCTGCCTGAAGGTGATATAAAGGAGGCTTTTATAGCAGACTTGACAGGTATGGACACAGGTACACTTAATGAACTAGGAGAACTTGTTCCTACAGATTTTGGTGGGCCTGAAGATTATACTGTACATAGTATTATAAGACAAATATCACGTGGTGCTGACTTACCTAAAGCTAAACAAGCTGTACTAGATGCAGGATGGAGTGAGGGTAAAGACGGTAAGTATCGTTGGGAGCTTAGTGATAAAGACGCTAAAGTAGATGAATCTAAATTTACTGTGCTTAGTGCCACTGACATAGCTTCAGCTATTAATGCACCATTGGCAAATGTTAATTATTCTGAGTTAGGTGATGTATTAGATCATCCTAATTTATATAAAAACTACCCTGACTTAAAAACAATGCCTGTATTTGTAGATACAGATTTAACAGGTACAACCACTGCAGGATATTTTAATACACAAGAAGGCTATTTAGCTATAGCCCAAGACCAGCTTAATAATCCTAAAGAACTTAAACGCACTCTTCTACACGAAGTTATGCATAGAATTCAACAAAAAGAAGGCTTTGATTCAGGGACTAATAAACTTTCTGATGAAGTAAGAAAGATATATGACTCAAGGGCTAATGCACCAGAGGCTAAAGCTGCTTGGGCTAAGTATGATCAAGATATAGCTAATTATGATTTTAATCATATCCCAAAGTCTTTAGACCTTTTTAGAAATATTATAAAGTTTTCTGAAGATAATAATTTAAACTATGGAAATACCCCCTTTATAGAAGATGCAAAATCTAAATTTGTTGACTCTATTAGAGCAGCAAAAATGGCACGTGACGCTCGGAGAGACCTTGGACCTAATTCTTCTGAGTACAAAAAACTTTTACAGTTTGCGATTGATACATCAGCAAGTAATACACTAAAAGTTATGCGTAGGTTTTCAAGGCTTATGGAAGCTGCAGAACGAGGCGCAATGGGGCCAAGAAGTTACCGTATAACACAAGACTACCGTGACCTATTTAAAGACCTTCCTATTATGAAGGATGGCTCTCTAATGTTTAACGCTGAAAACTTAGGCACACAACTCTTAGGTTTAGAACAGCCTTTATTACCTGACTACATAAATCCTAACGCTACACCTACACAAATCTCAGCAGATAAAAGGCTTATTTACAGGTCAAAATCAGGAGAAGTTGAGGCTACTAATGTAGAATATAGAATGGATTTTGATGATGCCCAGCGGTCAGAAAATTCACCTAAAGAAACTGAGTTTGGTGCTACAGGGTTTGAGCGTGACGAGCAATTTACTACAGAACAAGCAAGAGCTTTACCTAATACATACGCCCAAGGAGGGCTTACATCAATGAACAATCAAACACAAAGGGCTTTTGCGCTAGGCGGCCAAGCTGAGACAGTAGACCCTGTATCAGGCAATGATGTACCGCCGGGATCGTTACCAGAGGAAGTAAGGGATGATATTGATGCCAAGCTATCTGAGGGGGAGTACGTTGTTCCTGCTGATGTTGTACGTTTCTTTGGGGTAAAATACTTTGAAGATTTACGTACAGAAGCAAAAATGGGCTTGCAACAGATGGACGCAGATGGTAGGATAGGTGGTGAACCTGTACCTGCACAAGAGCAACCACAAGGGCAAGATGATAGTATGGACGTAGCTAAACTAAAAGCTGCACTTTCTAGTTCTGGCATGTATGCTGGGGGTTTAACGGATGGTAATAGCCTTGATAACTTTATTGATGACGCTTCTCGTAGTCCTATGGTTAATGGAAGAATGAGAGCAGGGGGTGCTACAGTTAAGATGGCTGTTGGGGGTTTAGTACCTACAGGCACCTATGGGGATGTTACCAAGGTAGACGGCATTATTAAACAGCTTATGACTGCAGCTAATAATGATCCTGTGTTAATGGAAAAGCTTTCCAGTAAAGGCATTATGATTAACAAGACAGGTGCAGATAAAAAGTCTGCTGAAATGCAACAAGCTAATAAACCTCAAGAGCCGCTTAAGGCGGCTAAAGGAACTCTTGTTAGTCCTGACCCGTTTAACCTTGAAGATTATGATAATTTAGGAAGTAGCATATTTGACGCTGCAGGTATAGAAGACCCACTTAAAGCTATTGAAGCTACCTTTTTAGATTCAAATGGTGTAATAGAGCAAATTGTTTTGATTGCTCCTGATGGCATGGAGATACCTGTAGCTTGGAATAGTGCTATGCCTATCCCGCCGGGTTTCACTAAAAAGGCTACAAATGAGTATGGCGGCACTAAACCTGTTGCATCTGCTGCACCTGTAAATAATTCTTTAGTTCGTCGTAAGGCAGGGGATGGTAAGACAGGGGATGACTCTGACACTGGTGGAGGTGGGGGAGAGCCTACAACTACTTCAACTCCTTTTGACTACAGAGGAGTCTCTATAGAGGATTTAAAAAGTAGGTTAGATAAAACAAAAAAGTATAGTAAAATAGGTAGTATTATTGGTGTTTTTGCTGGTCCTGTAGGTACGGTTATAGGACTTGCAGCAAAAGCTAATTATGGAATAGTAAAAAGACGCATTGAAATAGAGTTAGATACAAGAATAAAAGAAGGTACAATAACAGCCAAAGACCTTGGGTCAGAGAAAAATCCTAACGAACTACGTGTATTAATTGCAGACGTATCAACTAAACGTAAGCTTAGTGCGGCTGAAAAGATAGTTGCAGATGAAAACGCAAAACTTAAAAACCTAGACCCCGAAGCATTTATAGAAAAACAAAGGAGGAGTATATTTAATGTAGCTCCTGACCAAAAAGGGGTTTTAGATAAATTTCTTGATGCTGCTGCCCAAAACGCTGCAGATAAAATCGCAGAAGAAGTATTAAATAATCAAGTAGATGGCACACCTACTACTTCTGGTAGGAGTTCTACTAAGCCAAAACTTAAAGGTCTTGAAAAAGTAACTGCACTTAAAGCTGCACAGGACTTTGCTACTACTAAACGCCTTGAAAAAGAACGTAAAGATGAAGAAGCACGAAAAGCAGCACAAGCCGCTGCTAATGCACAGGCTGCAAGAGCAAGACAAGCAGCAAGAGAGGCAGAGAATGAAAGGGAAAGAGGCGATGATGGCCCAAACTTTAGTAGTAGCGACGAAGGTGGTGGTGGGTCTAGTAACTTTGGTGTATTTACTGGTAGAACTGTTACAAAGTCTGATGGTACAAAAGGTAAGGGACGATCAGATTACAAAGAAGGCGGCTTAGTCTCCATGCCAGCAGCAAAGAAAAAGAAACAAACAACCCAGCGAAGAAAGGGTCTAGGTACTAGGCCGTAACTACAAAAAAAGGAAAACTAATGCCACCAGAACTAACAACTATGGAGAAACCTAAGACAGCAGGTTTTGTTGATAGCACATACCGCAATGCCAATGCACGACGTATTGCTGAAGAAGAAGCTGAAATGGCTAAATTTGATGCAGCCCAACAGGAGGGCGGTGAGAAACAAGAGGATCAAGCAGAACCAGAAAGTGTTGCAAAAAAGCAACAGGTTGAAGCTAAAGAGCCTGACACAGGGGAAGAACGCACATACAAGAAACGGTATGATGACATTCGCAAGCTACAAAGTAACACTGCAGCAGAACTAAAGGCTATCAAAGCCCAACTAGAGAACGCTAAAGATCAAGGCATTGTACGCCCACCTAAGAGCGATGAAGACATTCAAGCTTGGGCTGACAAGTACCCTGACGTTGCAGCTATTGTTGAGACTATTGCTGAGAAAAAAGCACAAGAGAAGTTTAGCTTTGCAGAGGACCGTCTACGCCAGATTGATGAAATGTCTGAGGAAGCTAACCGTAGTAAATCTATGGATGCTATTCGTGAATCACATAGCGACTTTGATGATCTCAAGGAGAGCGACGAGTTTCACGATTGGGCAGGGGAACAGCCTAAGTGGGTACAGGATGCTTTGTATGAGAACCAAGATGACCCACGCTCTGTAGTACGGGTCATTGATCTATACAAAGGTGACAAGGGGTTAGACACTAAGTCCCGCAAGAAGTCATCTAAGGCTGCTGCATCTGCAGTTGTAACTAAACGCTCATCCAAGCCTAGTGAAGCTGACAACGATGTTTCCTTTACTGAATCACAAGTTGGCAAGATGTCAATGCAGGATTTTGAGAAACATCAGGAGGCTATTATGGAAGCACAACGTGCAGGGAAATTTATTTATGATCTTTCTGGCGGTGCAAGGTAAATAAAAGCTTGACAACAAAAGATTACTAAGTATAACTATACCTACAAGACACTACTTTGAGAAGCAAGCCCTACTAAAGTGTAGCTACCTTGCTTCTTAATTACTACTAAGCAACAACATATTAGTTAAGACCTACCTGAATTTACAGGCCCGTTGTAACAACGCCACCCTTAAAAATGCAGCCTCTTAAACTTGTGTTAAGCTTACTTAAACCTAAGCCAAACATTTAATGGAGGAACCATCATGGCTTTTACAACGGCATCAGGTTATGGGAATTTACCAAACGGTAATTTTAGCCCAGTAATCTATTCAAAAAAAGTACAGCTTGCATTCCGCAAGAGTACAGTAGTTGGTGACGTTACCAACTCAGACTATTTTGGTGAAATCGCTGCACAAGGTGATACCGTCAAGATTATCAAAGAACCCGAAATTTCTGTCTCAGAGTATGCACGTGGCACGAATGTCACAGCACAAGATTTGCAAGACGAAGATTTCACCTTAGTCATTGATAAGGCTAACTATTTTGCCTTTAAGATGGACGATATTGAAGAAGCACACAGCCACGTCAATTTCATGGACCTTGCAACAAGTCGCGCTGCATACCGTCTAGCTGACAACCATGACCAAGAAGTTCTTGCGTACATGTCAGGCTACAAGCAGTCTTCTTTGCACAGCAAAGGTGATACCCTTAACACTACTGTTAATGGTTCTAAGGCTGTATCTACTGCAGGTGCTAACGAACTGCTCTCCTCTATGCAACTGCATAAAGGTGACTTTGGCAACATTACTACTGCCTCTGCTGGCACTCACTCAATTCCTGTGACTGCACGTATGCCGGGAGCTACTTCCCTGCCAACTGCTACCGTTTCCCCTGCAATGATTGTATCACGCATGAAACGTTTGCTTGATCAACAGCAAGTTGACTCACAAGGTCGCTGGCTGATTGTGGACCCAGTGTTTATGGAAATCCTTGCTGATGAAGATTCACGCTTCATGAACGCTGATTTCGGTGAATCAGGCGGTTTGCGTAACGGTCTGTCCGTTAACAACTTCCACGGCTTCCGTGTTTATTCCTCGTCCAATTTGCCAGCACTCGGCACTGGGGCAGGTACAGCAGGTACAGCTAACCAATTGACTAATTGCGGTATTATCGTAGCTGGTCATGACTCGGCTGTTGCAACTGCAGAGCAGATCAACAAAACCGAAACATATCGTGACCCTGACAGCTTTGCTGACATTGTTCGTGGTATGCATCTATACGGTAGGAAGATTCTTCGCCCTGAAGCAATCGTCACTGCCCGTTATAACGCAGCATAAGGGAGATATAAATTATGGCTACTTATGACATGACTTCCATTGATACCGCTGGTGTTGGGGCAAACTCTATTGCTGTCCCAACCAATGTTGGTAACTCTGTACGGACTATTGAAGCAATCCTAGATATTGATGCAATGGTTACTGCTGGATACTCTGGCGCAGATGGTGACATCTTTCAATTGCTTGAAATCCCTGCCGAATCAGTAATGCTTGCTGGCGGTGCGGAAATCATGAAGTCCTTTACGGCTTCTTGTACTTGTAATATTGACTTCGCTGGTGGCGATGACATTATTGACGGTGCTGCACTAGACGCTGCTGCTGGTACATACCTTGCAAAAGGTACTGCTGGTGAAGCTAACATTGTAAATACAGGTGCTGCATCTACTTATGCGGCTGCTGCGTTAGCTCTTGTTAGTGCTGCAGATACCATTGATGTTGTTATTGCTGATGCTGCACCTGCAACTGGACGCCTTCGGGTCTATGCAGTAATTGCAGATATTTCTGCTGCAATGACAGAACCTGCTGTTGCACAGCGCGACCTTCTGTAAGACAATACATTAACTTTGGGGCTGGCTATATGCTGGCCCCATTAGTGTATCAAAAGATTTATTGAGGAAACATAATGGCTCTTACTTTTCTTTCATTAACTAATAGTACTATTACTCGTATGAATGAAGTAGAGCTTACATCTAGTAACTTTACTGGGTCAAGAGGCGTACAGACACAATGTAAAGCAGCAGTCAATGAAGCAATACGATACATCAACCAGCGTGAATTTGGATATTCTTTTAATCACGCTAATAATTCTTCTACCTTAGTAGCAGGGCAATGTAGATACACAGTACCTACAAGTACCAAGTCTATTGATTATAGCACAGCTAGAATTAAGCGGGACACTGATCTTAATACAACAGGTAATAACCTATCAACGTTGAACTATAATGAATATATTGATAAAGACTATGCCAATGAGGAAGACGATGTTATAGCTACAACGCTAAACGGGTCACACTCTGATAGCGTAGCTACACTAACACTTGCATCTACTACAGGACTTGACGCTACAGGTACAGTACATATAGGTAGTGAGCAAGTTACTTACACTGGCATACTAGGTAATGACATTACAGGCTGCACACGTGGTGCTAATAGCACAACTGCTGCTGCACATTCAAGTGGCGTAGCAGTCACACAGTTTGAAGGTGGTGGTGTACCTAGAAGTATTGTACGCACACCTGACAACAATTACCTTTTATATCCGTACCCTGATAAGGCATATGCGTTAGTCTTTGACTACTACACCTTTCCATCTGACTTGTCAGCCCACGGTGATACAACTTCTATACCTGACCGTTTTGCACCTGTCATAATAGATGGTGCTACAGCTTTTGTTTATCAATACCGTGGAGAGGTAAATCAATACCAGTTAAACTTTAGTAGATTTGAGCAAGGCATTAAAAATATGCAAAGCTTGTTAATTAATAAGTATGAATATATTAGATCAACTGTAATTAATAGACCACGTGGTTCTTCTAACTTTATGTCAGGTGTTAATTAATGCCAGATAATTCTCAATCTCAACCAGTAGCATTTAATTGTGAAGGCGGTTTAGTTAAAAACCGTTCTACTTTTCTTATGCAGCCGGGAGAGGCTTTAGTTTTAGAAAACTTTGAGCCTGACGTTGAGGGTGGCTATAGACGTATTAATGGTCATAGAAAATTAATTAATCAGATTGTACCACAGACTAATAGCTCTGGTGAAAAAGTACTTATGATTGCTAAATTTGCAGATAAGTATATTGCTGCTAGAGGTGAAAAAATATGGACAAGTGCTTCTGCTGAACTACGTACTAATATTGAGGCTAACACCAGTATGACAGGTTCAGGCACAATAGGCGTAGACAGTGTTGCAGGTTTTTCTAGTAGTGGCACTCTTGAAATAGCTATTACAGAAACTACTGTTGAACGATTTACTTATACAGGTATTAATGCGTCATCTAATCCTCCCACTTTTACAGGTGTAACACGGCAAGTAGACAGTACTAATGCTGCTCAACACTTTTTTGGCATTCAAGTTTCAGAAAATTGGACAGAAAGAGATACAGGCAGAACTAATGCAGGTAAGTATCGTTTTGAAAGATTTAACTTTGATGGCACAGATAAGATTGTACTTGTTGATGAGGTTAATGCCCCTGTGGTTTTTAATAGCTCTCTTTCAGCTACAGATATTTCGCCTTCTAATGTTGGGTCAGGTGAAGTTACTGCATTAGGTGCTGACATTGCTGCTGATACAAGTATGACTGGATCAGGTACAATTACAGTAAAAAGCACTGTAGGTTTTATTGACCCTAGTTCTGGAACTCAGTCTGTATTAATAAATAGTGAAATATTTACATACACAGGACTTACTTCTACTACTTTTACAGGGGTAACTAGAGCTACCAGTGGAACAACTGCAGCTGCACATGTAATAGGAGATACTGTCGCAGATTTATTTCCCCCTACAGTTGAAGGCGCTAAATTTGTTACTTCTTTTAAAGAACATATTTTTTATGCAGGGATGGCAAATACACCACAAGAATTAGTTTTTAGTTTGCCTTTTGACGAAGATAATTTTTCTGTAGCCCTTGGCGCAGGAAGTATACGAGTAGATGACACTATAACAGGTATTAAAGTTTTTCGAAACGATCTTTTTATTTTTTGTGAAAATAGAATTTTTAAATTGTCAGGAAATAGCCAAGCTGATTTTGTTATGACTGCTGTTACAAGAAGCATTGGTTGTATTAACGGTGACAGTATTCAAGAATTTGGCGGTGATTTAGTTTTTCTTGGTCCTGATGGGCTACGTACTATTGCTGCTACTGCACGTATTGGTGATACTGAACTAGGTACAATTAGTAGAAATGTACAATCTATTTTTGATGAAAACATTAAAAACAGTTCTTTGTTTGAAAGTGTAGTAATAGCAGATAAGACACAGTACAGAATATTCTTTAGTAAAACAGGTCAGTCTAGCGCACAGACAAAAGGTATTATTTGTGTACTAAGAGAGAATGGCTTTGAGTTTTCTGAAATTCGTGGGATTAAACCTGCATCTACAGATACCTTTGTTGAAACAGGTAACACGTTTGTTCTTCATGGAGACTTTGAAGGTTACGTACACCGTCAAGAAATAGGCAATACTTTTGACGGTACTGCTATATTGGGTAAGTACAGAAGTCCTGACATGAGTTTTGGAGATACTGGTGTACGCAAGCACATGCAAAGGGTTATACTTAACTACAAACCTGAATCAGCTATTGACGCTGATCTTTTACTAAGGTATGATAACGAAAGCGCTGACTCTTCAAGACCTGCTGCTTACCCTTTAGATACTGCAGATGTTGCAGCTTTGTTTGGGGTATCTAATTTTAGTACAGAAGGGTCTTTAGTACAATTTATCTTTGGCGGTGCTTCACAACCTCTTGTAAGACAGGCTGTAGAAGGTTCAGGTTTTTCAGTAGTATTAAGAGTTCATGATGGCGGGGAAACTGCACCCTACTCCCTAAAGGGGTTTCAGCTAGAATATCAATTAGGAGCAAGACGTTAGATGGGTACTACATACACAAGACAATCAACATTTACTGACGGTGATACAATTACAGCAGACCTGTTTAACACAGAGTTTGATCAACTTGTTGCTGCCTTTGCTGCCACCTCTGGACACTCACATGACGGTACAGCAGGAGAAGGTGGGACTATTAGTGGCTTGATTACTCCCGGCATTACGCTAGGAGATAACACTATTGACGTCACTCTTACGTTTGATGGTGGCTCTAATAACGGTGTACTAAAGTGGATGGAGGATGAGGATTACTTTGAGTTTTCTGATGATATACTTATTGCGTCAACAGAAAAAATTCAGTTTGATACAGCCGCTAACTATATTAATTCAGGGGCAACTAATCATCTTGATCTTGTAGCAGGTGATGAAATACATCTTACAGCTAATACTATTAATATAGATGGTGCTGTAGCACTCAATGGTGCTGTTACTGGGGCTACTAATATTACTCTTAGTGGTGAGCTTGATGCAGCTACCTTAGACATTTCAGGTAATGCTGACATTGATGGTAATTTAGATGTAGGTGGTAATCTTACAGTAACAGGTACTACTACCTTTAATGGTGGTACTCTTACGCTTGGTGATTCTAATGCTGATAATGTTGTATTTGGGGCAGATGTAAACTCTAGCATTATTCCTAACACAGATGATACATACGATTTAGGTTCGGCTAGTCAAGAGTGGCGTGACTTGTACTTGGATGGTACAGCACACATAGACACACTAGACGTTGATCTTAATGCTACTGTAGCTGGGACTTTGGGTGTAACTGGCATTGCTACATTTACTGATGACATTATTATTGGTGACGGTAAGACCATTGGTTCTGTTAGTGATGTAGATGCTATTACTATTGCTTCTAATGGGCAGGTTACTTTTACCCAAAAATTAATAGGTACTGAGTTAGACATTAGTGGTGATATTGATGTACTTGGTACAGCTAACCTTGATATAGTGGACATTGATGGTGCAGTAAATATGGCTACTA